CGAATTGGAATAATCAGGCGTTACATCAATAATACCAGTTGTTGACGATTGGATACGTTGTGCCACTTCACCCAGCGCAAGAGCGAAATCAGATGTAGCGCCAACGCTAACTTCTTGTGGTAGAAATTTAGACAGTTTGTTTAGCGTCCCGGCTGCATCTTTATCGATCTGGTCAGCAAGAAGCATATCTAGCGGTCGATTGCGGCCTTTCTGGATGTTTAACGCGCCCCATAACTCCTTACGCAGCCTGGTAACGATCTGTTGGCCGTTTCCGACGCCTTCCGGCCTACCTAGTCTCTTATTCGGTGGATTAGACATTGTTTACCTTATTTAATTATTTTGACCGTTTATTCCATATATGAATAAAAAACTCAAATTAACTGTTGACCTTCCCTCATTCGTGCTTTATTCAGATGTGAATAAAGGTAACTATTTAAACAGAGAGAGGGAATACAATGAAAGACACAATGATAATGGAAATACACGATGGACATTGGGTAATACCTAGTGACTTTTTAGGTGATTTAATGGTGCGATTTGGCGAACCCTGCAACACAATTTCGGCTAGTAGTCGATTGCCTTGGTATGGTGATGCAAACAGAGAAATAATAAACACCATTAACAACATTAAATTGGTTCAGCCATCTTTATATATATTCTGTCGGGATCAAAACAGAAAAGTTATTATAAATGGTGTTGTGTACCACGGTTTTAGTTTCGAAGTTAAAAAGTATAACCATATCGAAGAATTGAGCGTTTTTGCAAACGGCAAGAAATCAAACGGCAATTGGAGCGATGGAATGACATCCAGCGCAACCATAGTTGTTAAAAAGCAAATAAACGATTTATTTTATGACAACTTCGACAAATTAGCTGAAAGTTGCAGAGATTTAGCAATAGACACTTATAAAAAGAACACTTCTGAAAGCCTACAAAAAGCAGCAGATAACATTGAAGCAACACAAGACTTTTTAAAAGGTTTGGATGCTTAGTTATGACCACCAAAGAAATAATACAGATAGCCAAAGAAATCACCTTGGCTGACTTTATCGGCGCGGTTGCACTGTTCGCAGCGCCAATCCTATTTTTAATCTTAGTTGGAGTTTGAGAGATGACAGTTCACCTATTTGACCGCATTGCCAAGGTTGACGAAGAAATACGTCAGCAAACTATTGATATGATGATTACACCAAAGGAAGCGCGGGAACGTCGCGCTCAATTAGTTCACCTTATTTTAGGCGCAAGTATCAAACGCAACTAACGTGCTATCCTAAAGTAATCACCTACGGCGTCTAATGCCAACCTTACGGCCACTATTCCACCTTTCGGACTATGGCCGTTATTTTTTGCCCATTCGTTCGGTGCGCTTCCCGTGATAACCACCCATTGCAACACGCTTGCCAAATCACGCCCTACGCTTCGCAATGCCGCCAAGTATTCGCTGAAAGCTTCCCCAGCGCTATCTCCATTCAACCCGCTTCCACCGTCAACAATGTTCGCATTATAATTACTTGTTAAACTCTGCGACTGTCCCGCTTTCCGATGTAACGCATATAACTTTTGTCCAGCGTCGAATTGACGTTGAGTAAGCTGGTCACGTTGCTTCATACGGTCAAGCGGCGTTTGATTGGTGATGCGTAATCTCTTCTCTGATCCCAGCTTTTTCGTCGTGCGTTCATAGCGTACACCAGACGTATGCTGGATGCGCTCAGATGTACCAAAATCAGACGGTGTATAAGGCGTGTTTAACGGCTTTTTATCCTTCATCTAGGTCAAACCTCATTGTCGCGGCTAACGTTGCTGAGTTCAGCCCTACATGGCTTCCATTGGCCTCTCTGATCACCGTTGTCGCGGGTGTTGTCGCGGCTTCCATTTCGCCAGCCAATGCAGCGTAGCCAGCCATGTCAATCCAGTTGTCCCGGTGCGCTGCTCCCTTGCTCCTGGAAACCTTCATTAGGATTAGGCAAGCCGCTACGTCCACCGCGCTAATAGGTGTTCCCAGATAAGTTGACCATAAATCGGCAATGCGTTGATGGCTGACTGTCGCGTCACCATAAGTCGCGGCTCGATCACCACTGATCAACTCGGCGGCGGTGTTTAATATTTCAACCCGGTTCATTTACGTTTACCCTTCATGTTCTCTAATTCAAATTTACGCTGCACGATCAAACCGCGCTGGACTTCATTCCACCGTGGTAAATCTGGTGAGTTCAATATGCGGCGTCGATTGGCCAAGCCTTCCAACTCCAGCAAGCATGAAATCTCATCCAGCATAGTTAAAAAATCCTTCTCTTTTAAATCTGAGTAATCCAGCGCCTTCCAAGGTGGGACAAGGGACATGCCTATAGGCATTTGTCCCGTCCCGTCCCGCCTGTGTAAAATAGGCCATCGGGACATTTCCCGTTTTGTCCCGCTTTGTCCCGCTGTCCCGCTAAGCCCCTGCATCATCGTAAACCTCTGATAACACACCATTACTTTGCGTTAGCACCTCGTCTTCAATCAGACTACGAATGTCCCGATTAAACTTTCTTTTGGTGGAATCCTTGTTTCCGTTGTCAAATCGGTCAAAATATGTGTCCCGCAAAATGTCCCGTTCTAACTCACCGTTTTCCGCTAATTCCCTAAATAACTTGAGCAACACCGCTTGCCCTTTGCTCATCCTTTGTGAACCATTCGACGGCAAATCTGGCGTATATTCCAACACAATCGAGCTTATGCTATCCATGTCGTCCGTTATGATTTCCACTGGAACCATCAGGAAAGCCTTGGGTTCCGGCATGGCATCTTCTTTTTGCTTGGTGAACGTCAGTATAATCTTGGTTTCGTCCCATGCCTCAATGCGAAACTCATGGTCTAACGCCGCGTTTATCTGGCTTGCCCCTCTGCCTCGATCTTTATTTTGGTGGCCAGTGTGGTGAACGATCAACACGGTACAGCCGTATTCTTCCTTGATTTCATCGCAAGCCACGATAAACAGATTGATATCCTTGCCAGCATTTTCGTCGGCACCGCCCAACGATCTAGCCAGCGTGTCAATCACAACCAGCCTTGGCCGTCCTGCTTTCTCCACAAGTTCGGCCATTTCAGCCTTGAGAACTTCAACACTCTCCGGCTCACTCATTATAACTGCTTTATTGCTCTTGAAGAATGAAGCTTCCCCCGGTTTGATACCGTTTGCTTGCTTCCACGCCGCTGCTCTCCTGGCAAACCCGCTATGCCCTTCGCCAGCTATGTAAAACACGGTGCCTTGGTCTACTGCATGACCATGATAATCTTTGCCGGACGAGATACATAGCGCCATATCCATGACACAAAATGTCTTACCTGATCCCGCCGCGCCGAAACACATGGCCAGCGTATCCTTCTCGATCAAGCCTTCTATCAACCATTCCGGCTTGGTTATCTTGAGTTCATCCAGATGTGTAAACAATGCCGCCTGACGCTTGGCGAATTTCAACCCGTTTTCGACTGCAATCCGGCCATGGCTTACCAGGATATCATTCCAATCTGCCCCGGCTTGCTTTGGCGCGGCAAACTTTAGCCCGGTGGCCTTTGCTGCCTTTATGCCGGGTTCATCATTATCCGCTGCTACAATCAGTTCTACATCTGGAAACACCCTTGCAAACTCGGAGCAAACCTTGGGTAGATTGCCGGCGTCAAGTGCAAACACACATGACACCCCGGTAGCCATGTAAACGCTGGACGCCGTTGCATACCCCTCGGCTATATAAGCTTTATTTTGGTCGATCCGGCCACAAACGCCAAACGCGGCTTCCTTATCCATGCCACTGGTAAACCGCTTCTGTCCATCTGGTGAGATACGTTGATGCCCGACCAACCCACCGTTAACATTTGTTATCGGCACGACAACCGTGGTTCCTTCTAGTTTAGCGCCGTGCAACTCGATGCGTTTTCGCACGTCATATGTTTCACCGTCGAACTCTTCTGCTCTCACCTCACGCTCCCTAAATTCAAGCACATTGTCGGCGCGGCTTGGCTCGTTTGCTGGCCATAACCCTTGCTCGATCAATGCTTTCTGTATTGCTGCGTAGTCACCACATTGCCGACAATGCACCTTGACTTCGCCTTGGTGGGCGCTGATCCAAAACCGATCCGTCCCACCGCAAGCCGGGCAGGGACCATGATACTCACCTTTGCTAAGTTGCTTTAGGTCAAGAGCGTCAATAATCCGCTGCCCGTAGTCGGCCCAATATGTCTTTGGGTAATCCACGTTTAAAACGGGATTTCGTCGTCAAGATCATTTTTTGCTGGTGCTTGCTTTGGCAATCCAAACGGGTCGCCTTCATCTTCCGATGGCGCTGGCGCAATGCTATCAAATCCAGCCATGTCGTCACCGCCGCCGCCATAAACCGCATCCGTAACTTGGATGGCTATAAGCCTGACACTTATTCCATGTTCTTTACTGCTAGGATTATATGACGGAAAGATTGTCACCTTTAAGTTGCCCTTAGAGCCACTAGATATAGCCAAGTTTTCCAACGGCTTTCTTTCGCCATCAATAACCATTGGCGGCATTTCGTGTTTGCCTTTAGCTGTCTTGGCTTTCCTTTTTGCGCCAAATTCTAAACGATCATCTTCCAACTGCTTAAAGCCGTGAACAGTTTTAAACTTTTCTTTCGGCGCTCTTTCCTTGTGATGGGCAGCGCAAACATCCCAGAACTTAGTGCCTTCCTCTTTTGACATGATAAACTTGGTTGACCAGTTTGCATCTTGCTCGTCAGCCTTCG